GTCATAACATATTTATGTTACGGTAAAAGTGATGGATCTAATTTAAGAGACATGGCTAACCGAGTTAATGGTAATTTGTGGGGAAAGATAACCTTAGAAACACGAGGTAATGTGGTTGAGATAGAAAGAGGAATATCTCCAGGTATTTTTGAAGTAAAATTAAACGGATCGGAATATGATGTAGCCGGGAAGGCTAATATGCAAGATTTTTTAGAGACAGAAATTTTTGAAATCCCATACCATGTTTTTAAAAATGTTATTATACTTTCAGTAAACGATTTTAAGTCTTTTATTACAATGTCACCGTGGGATAAGAAACAGATCATCGATAGGATATTCGGGTTTTCTGTTATCAATCAAATGAGGGAAATTGTCAAGAGTAGGAGGAGAAGTTTAGGAGATGACATTAAAACCTTTGATGATGAAATAAGAACATTAGAAGATTCTATAAAGTCAGTCTTAGAAAAGGTAACAGAATTTGAGGCAGATAGTAAAGAAAAGAGTGATGAAAAAATAGTTGAATTCAAACAGAAACTTTTAGATCTAAATTCTAAAAGGATAAAACTTAAAGAGGCTAATGAGAGTGCTAAGCTTAAAATATCTGAAGCTGACATTTTATTAAAGACTAAGAATAAAAAAGGATCAGAAGTAGGAAGTGAAATTTCTACCCTTAAAAGGGGGATTAACTTATATGATAATAATCAATGCCCTACATGTACTGCTCCCCTTAATACTCAGTTTCACAAGGATCTAAAAAAACAAAAGACCGTAGAATTAGAAAGATTAGTAGAATTACATACTACTTTAAGAAGTGAAAGTAAAGAAATAGAAACTTCATTAAGTGGAATGAGGGAGATGATTAAACAGATACTCATCAAAGGCGGACAATTGGAAAATTCAATGTTAACTTATAAAGAGGAGTTAATTAATTTGGTAGAATCAGATGGAGGTGAACATGATCATCTAAAAGATCTTATTAAGGATTTTAAAATTAAAAAAAGAAAGAAGGATCAGGAGAGATTAGAGAGTGCAGGTCAAGATAATTACCTAAATGTACTTGAAAATATCATGGGAGAGGATGGTATAAAGAACTTAGCACTTAGGTCTATTCTACCTTCTTTTAATAACCACATCATGATAATGGGTAAAGAAATGGGTATTCCTTTTGCAATTAGATTCAATGATAAGTTTGATTGTACTTTACATCATATAGGATCTGAGATAAGTTCTAAGACTTTAAGTACAGGAGAAAGGAAAAAAGTAGACTTTGTAGTAATCATGGCTCTTATCAAAATGATTAAGATGAGATACCCTAGTCTTAATATTTTATTCTTAGATGAAATCTTTTCTTCAATAGATGCAGATGGAGTCTTCCACATAATAAACATCTTACACAAAACTATCCAAGATATTGGTTTAAATACATTCGTCATTAATCATACAGTTCTCCCAAGTGAATACTTTGATAAGAAACTTGAAATAACTAAAGGTGGCGGGTTCAGTGAATTTATGATAGAGAAAATTAACTAAGATTCCATCTGAATAAATAAAAAAACAAATAGATGAGTGTCCGCATATAATCAAGAATTTAATAAAGACAATGTAGTACTTCGCTACATCATTGTTGCTTTGTTAGCAGAACTTAAGAGTAAGATTTATTATTACAACCAAGTTAGTGAAGATGAAAAAAGAAAGATTGATATTCCTTTTTATTATTCCGTGACAGGAAACGAGAGGTTTCTTTTAGATAATTTTCTTTATGATACTACAGCAGAAGGTAAGGCGGTTGGTGATTATGAAGTAGTTCCTCGTGGAATTGTACAATTAAGTTCTATGGCTATCCAATCCAGTAATCTTACTAATAAGTTTGTAAGGGCTGAATTGGTCAAAGAGCTTGACGGAGAATTAAAAACATTTTCATTAATGACTGCATTTTTACCTATTACATTAGGTATGGAGGTTACAATAGTATGTTCTAATAATTTAGAAATGTTAAAGGCAACAGAGGCCATCATCAGTAGACTCTACAAAGCTCAATCCTTTCAAGTAGATTTAGGAATGATACGAGTACAGGCTGCTATGGTTGTTCCTGAAGATTTCAACCAAGAAAGACTTTTTGAGTATGCTCTTAATGATAAGAAAGAATGGAAGATAGTATTTTCTTTAGAAGTACAATCCTTTATACCAGTGTTTGAAGATGGGAGTATTACTATAGCAGATGTAGACCTGATGGTCAAAGATTCAGATAATAATCCTGATAGAAAAGGTATTGGGGTATTTAGACAAGGAGCCATATACTTTGGTAATGTGATGGAAGAAATTGATCTTAATATAGAGGATATTAGGAAAGCCCCACCTGGGGGTACAGAGTCAAATGTACATGGGTATGTAAACCCTGATACTATCAATTCACCAAATTTTGTCGAGGATACTGTAGATGCAAATCGCACTAAGCCAGAAGATGGTGATAGTAAAGAATGGAGAAATGCCGATGGGATAGATGATCCTGGTAGTTCGGATGACTTGGGTAATAAATAATCTAAAGTCATTAGAATATATAAAACAAATTAGACTAAACATGAAATACGTAAACGAAAGCCAAACACAGGTTTACATAAATAATAGGATAGAACCTCAGTATAGGAATAATAATTTACATGTGCTGACGGATCAATTCTTTAAGAGTGGAAAATCTAACGAACAGGTTTTAGCTATTCTTTGTGGGATGGGAGTTCCACAACCTTGGGCCTTAAAAGCCATAGAAGAATATAATATGGCTAACACTATGGGTTCAGCATGCGAAAGTCATGAAGATAATCAAAAAAATGATATAAAAATGCAATTTACACTAACAGAACTTTATGGAAAGGTCACTGATACCCTTACAAAATTACAAGAAATGAAAGCTGGAGATACTGGTAGAATTTCTTATACTTCTGAAAATGCAATGAGAGTATTAGAAGAAACCCTTAAAATGTTTCCTGCATTTCTTAAAAATGCAGATTTAGATACTGTTACCGAAGATTTAGAAAATTCGGCTGCACCAAGTCTAAAATTTAATATAGCTAAGACATTATATAATCAATCAACATTGTATTCATGGCTAAATCCTATACAAGAAATGATATCTTATTTAGATAGTTTTTATGCTCACGGTAAATTAGCCTTTAAGGTTAATGAAGCTTATGAGTTTGCAAAAAGAAAAGGCGGTGCTCTTTACGAAAGATTAGGTAATGATTTATACGGAGTATTAAAGGAATCTTCCGAAAATATGAAGAATAAATTTTTGGCGGTTTCAGGGAAACACCCATGGTCTCCAGAATGTAAGAGTATTTTAAATGATTTAGCCCAAGAAGAAAATGTAGTTAAAGAACAAAAGGGTGGCAAGATAGTCAAAATATTTTCACCAGTCTTAACAGAAGGAACTACTCATACCTTCCATTTACACGGTAAGGATTATACTTATGATGGTAAGGCGATAAAAGAAACTGTGGTTAATGATATAAGGTATCATTCTATTATAGAAGGTCTTAAATTATGTTCTTACAATAATGGTATGTTAAGTATTTACGGTCAAAAAGAAACTTCATTAGATATCCACTTAGATGAGGGAAGGATTACATTAGGAGAAATTGACTTATCTAAAGCAAGTGTGATAGAAATTAAAGAAGCCTTATTAGGAACTAACTTCTTTGGGTATAGAGAACATTACAAAATAGATACGGTTTGTAGGTTAGTAGAATCTTATGAAATGATTGCTGAATTGGATGAATTTGTTTCTATTAATTCATTAATGTACCCTGCTCTTTTCTTAACTTTATTATCAGTTGAAGAAGGTGTTTATGTACATAAGATTAATGGCGGAATGAATTTAAATGAAATGAAACATTACTCTTCTGCTTCTAAAGCATGTAAAGATGTAATGGAATTTATTAATTATGATGTATCTTCTTATTTGGTAGAACAATTAGAAAAGGAAGGTAACATTACAATTCTTAACACAGAGAATCGAAGAAAGATTCAAGAAATGATAACCTTTCTTGAAACTAAGAAAGAAGAAATAAATGCTGCTATTTCCACTGTGGGAGCTACCCCAGAATTAAAAGAAGCATTAGACTTAATAGCCTCTGAACTTTCTACCAAAGAAAAACAACTACAAGAAACTTTTATCTCGGAAAAAAAAAGCAAGAGCTATTATCTAAATAAAGGTTATGTAGAAGGTACCTTATCTAAAGATACTAAAGGTCTTAAAAAAGGTAGTGAAGTAATGGTTAATGCTGAAGAGTATGCCTCTTCGGGCGATTCCGATTTGATAGATGTTGTTGAACCTAAATCTGACAAATCTTATTATTTACCTAAAGAAGAACTAGGAGTTAAACTATAATATTAAGACAAAATTTTATTAAAAGATCGAGTGATGAAACATTCGGTCTTTTTTGTGTATAAAAATAAATAAGGAACATTATGGCACGAAAAAGGAAGTATCTCAATAACCGAGACTTATTAGAAGAGATAGTCAAATCACAGGGATTAGATGAGTTAACACCTAAAGCATTAAAGATGTTGATGATGTTAGCGGATAGGTCTTCGACACGATTAGTTTATAGAAATCCTGAAGATAGGAAAGATTGTATTGCGTGTGCATATATGGATCTCTATAGATATTGGAGAAATTTTAACCCAGAAAAAAGTACAAATGCTTTTGCTTATTTTACAGAAATAGCTAAGAGAGGGTTTGCTAAGGGGTGGAATAAATTACATCCTAAGAAATATGGAGGAACTATTTCAATGCAAAGTGGTGATGGTATTTATTCGATATAATGAGCATTAAGAAAATTAAACCAACACTTAAGTCCGGGTTTAAACAAGGATATTACAAACCTAAAAACATTCATAAATACGAAGGTGCATTTCCTATCATTTATAGAAGTAGTTGGGAAAGGAAATTCTGCCATTGGTGTGACCATAATGCAGATGTTATCAGTTGGTCATCAGAGCCTTTCTCTTTAAGATACTATAACATCTTAGATAAAAAATGGCATAAATATTATCCAGACTTTTATGTAAAGATTAAAAAGAAAGTTGAAGGCTCAGAAAAATACATACATGAAAATTATGTAGTAGAAATAAAGCCTAAGGCTCAACTCAAAAAACCAGTTCCTCCTCGTAGAAAAACAAAGAAGGCAATAAAAAATTACAAGTGGGCTTATGAAACTTATATAAGGAATTTATGTAAAACTGATGCTCTTAATAAAGTGGCAGACCAAAGAAAATTTAAAGTCATGTTATTGACAGAAGACTCAAAGTTGTTTTAATGGATAATGTAGTACAACAATTAAATGAATTTGTAAAAGAACAGGGTGGCAGAACCCAAGCATCTAAAGCATCTTTTAATGAAATACAAAAATTATTAAAAGGGACTGAAGCGGATACTTCTAATGGGAGATTAGAAAAAGGCAAGATGTATATTTTTAGATACTTCACACCTAAAGAACAACAATATGATTCTTACCCAGTAGTTATAGGTTTAGGTTTAAGTGATGATATGCACCAGTTAGGTATCAATCTTCACTATATTCCTTATGATAGTAGACTTACATTTGTTCAAGCTTTTTTAAATTCATACGGAGGGGCTTTAAGAGAAAGTACAATGGGGAATAAAGCATTTAATGCTTCCAAACAAAGCCCTATTACAATATTAGACTATAAGCAAATTAAACGAGCATTTGGTGATAAATTTAATCTTACTTATGCTATTAGGCAATATAGTTTAAAACGAATGAGAAAGCCTATAGAGATATGTTATGAGAAATGGCATTTAGGTGTAATAAATGATGAAAACTATTTTATTGGTACAAATATTAATGAAGCACAAGCTAACTATTTTAAAGCTAATATATAATTTAACAAAATAAGGTTATGGCCGGTTTTACTGAAAGGCGGAGGGGACCGTTAACAAACACAAACCCCGTAAGGAAATTACTCAAAGACTTATCTAATTTAGGCATGGCCTATGATGATATGATTCTACGCAATTCTCGTGCTGTAGGATTTACCGAAAATGCAATGGGTTATACAATGAACCCAATGGGGGCTGATAATGAAGACATTTATGCAGCCTTTGCAGCTCTTTCTTTATCAGATACTAGTCTTAAGAAAAATATTTCTTTCTTTGATAAAGATTATCAAAAGAAAAGAGATCAACTTCGAATTTTTGCTGTCCAAGATGAGATAGAAGAAATATTGGATGTTATAGTAGATGAAGCAATTGTATGCGATGAATCTAATTATGTTGCTTATGCTTCATTTCATGGACAAGTATCTTCTGCCATTGAAGAAGAAGTCAATGATGTTTACAATAACATTTATCAATACTTTGGTTTCATGGACGCTGTTGCTCCTTGGAACTATTTTAGGAAGTGGTTGGTGGATGGGTTTTTAGCTTTTGAAATTGTCTATAATGACAAGCAAACAGAGATTATAGGGTTTAAGGAATTAGATCCTATATCTTTGATGCCCGCAATTGATCCAGATACTGGAAAGAAAATGTGGGTTCAATATCAAGGCCAAGGTATTAAAGAAAGAAATCTTTGGGATTCTCAGATAATTTATCTTTCATATTCTCAGGTCAATTCCCCAATGAGGATATCTTATGTGGAGAGATTAATAAGAGCATTTAATCTTTTAAGAATTATGGAACACACCCGAATTATATGGGCTGTTTCAAATGCTTCCTTTAAAACTAAATTCGTAATTCCTGTAGGAGGAAAATCTAAGACGAGAGCTAAACAATCCCTTTCTTCGTTAATGAATAATTACCGAGAGGTTGTAGATTTTGATTATGACACTGGAGAAATACAGACAAACGGTAAACCAATGCTGCCTTTCAATAAAGAATATTGGCTACCTAGTAAAGATGGAGATTCTCCAGAAATTGAAACTATCGGAGGAGATGGACCGGATCTTGGTGATACAGAATCTTTAAAGTATTTTGCTGATAGGTTAAAGATGGCTTCTAAAATACCATTTTCTAGATTTGAACAAGACCAGGCATATGACATGGAAGCAAGCGGTGCACTTAGAGATGAGATTAAATTTGGAAAATTCATTGATCGTCTTCGTTCTATCTTCCAAGAAATACTTGTTAAACCGCTTTATCTTCAAATGATATTAAACCACCCAGAATTAAAGGATGATGTTTATTTCAAATCTCACTTAGGTCTTAATTTTGTTAAGGATAATGTTTTTGAGGAAATGAAAGAAATGGAACTTTCTACCAAAAGAGTGGATTTCATCGGTAATATGAAAACTCAATTAAGTACTATGGATGAGAATATGACAGAAATACCATATTTTGATCTAGGATGGTTAATTAAGAGGTACGGTGGATTTACACGTGAAGATTTACGAGCCAACAAAAGAGCTAAAGAAAGAGCTGAACTTGAGGCTGAAAAATATAAGGATGAGGACATTGAAAAGATCCTCATGGGGGCAAATAAAAAGGATTTTAAGCCAGAAGAAGCTGAAGGTGGTGTAGAGGAAGATCCTTTAGCAGGAATGTGATAATAAAAAAGAATGTGCTATAGTTATCAGAATATAAAAACCCACGACAACTATAATATATAAACAAATAACTTTTGTAAATGTCAGAAAAGAATCTTTTAATTCTAGAAAGGTCTACATCAAATCTTAACTCAATAAAAAGTAAAGATGGAAGTGTTGTACTTGAAGGGATCTTCACACAAATAGGTAAAAAGAATAAGAATAATCGAATATACGAAGAGGACGAGGTAATACCTCATATAAATGAACTCAAAAAGAAGGTCAATACTGGTAAATTATTAGGTGAACTTGACCATCCTAAAGAATTTGATATTAGTTTATCTAATGTATCTCATGTAGTCGAGGATTTAACTTATGATCCTTCAAAAAAGCAAGTAACCGGAAAAATTAGGTTACTTAACACTACCAAGGGTAAAGAAGCTCAATCATTAATAGAAGATGGGATACCACTTCATATTTCAAGTAGAGCTGCCGGAACTGTAGGTCAAGATGGTAAGGTTAAGATTAAGAAATTTTTCACTTATGACTTAGTAGCGGACCCAGGTTTCGAAAATGCTGAGTTAACAAGAGTAAATGAATCTTTAGGGTTTGATACATCAGATGATTTATTCATTTACGAAACGGACAAAAATTACGAAGAAAAACAAGAAACTGAAATGAGCCAACAAGACTTTGTAACAGTGGAAGATTTCAATAAATATACAGCATATTTAAAAAATGAAATTTCTTCTATTAAAGAATCTGGATCTTCGGCCGATCCTGAAACTCTGGATAAATTAGTTAAGTACACAGAGCATGTAGCCGAAAGAGTTAATCAATTAAATGATTATACGGAATACTTATCCGAAAGTTTAGATAAGAGTATTTCCCATACTGATTATGTGGTTGAGAATGTTAACCAAATCAAAAATTATTCTAAGTATTTAGCAGAAGAATTAGATAACAGTATTCAATATAGTGAGCATGTAGCTGAGAAGGCTGATCAAGGTATTGAATTTTCTAATTATCTTGCAGAGAATTTGGATAAGGGAATAGCTTATTCTGAATATGTAGCTGAAAAACTTAATAGCGGACTTAAGTATTCTGAATATCTTAAAGAGAACTTAGAAAAGGTTGGTGAGTATACTGAATACATTGCAGAAAACATTAACGAACATATAGTTGAAATGGAACAATCGCCTAAAGCTGGTAAGGTTAATGAAAAGAAAACAATAATAACTGAGAAAAAGACAGTAGATTACAAAACTTCAATTACCGAGAAACTTAATTCACTTATAGAAAAGGCTGAAAAAAATCATGCTAAATTCGCAAAACCTGAAACTAAGTTTTTTGCTTTATTGGGAGAGAGTAAAAAGACAGAGTTTGAATCTCTTAATGAATCCAAGCAGACTGAGATATTAGAAAAGTTTAATAGTACAAGATGTTTATCTTCAAAAGAAGCTCAGCATATCTGGGAATCTTGTTTCCGACAAGAAAGAAAGACTTTGAACTTCATTGATGATATGCCAGATAAATACTTAGAAAAATGGACTGAACTTTCTAAAGTAGATAAAGAGAGAATCGTTGCAGAATCTAATTTCTTCCCATTAAATACGGAATACCAAATAAATAATTTTTGGCAAACACGAGATTTAAGAAGAGCAAAAGTAGCAATGCAACCGTTAAATGAGAATAAAACAGCGGCTGAATCTTCAAATGTAGAAAAGCCAATAGTTAATAAAGACTATGCAAACGCCCTAGTCGAAAAAGTGAAATTCAACTTAAATCGTTAAAATATATCCCCCCTCACTTGAAAGAAACCCGGTTTTATGCCGGGTTTCTTTTTGCACAAAAACGAAGAGTTTTGGCCAAATTTTAGGAGATAAATAGTATTGAATGGTTGAGGAGGTGAACATGTTCCTCGGCTTCCATTAAAAAAAATAGTCAATATGAAAAACTTGTTTTTAACGCTTGTGTTCGTTATTTGTAGTCTGGCTGGATTTTCCCAACAAGAAAAGGGAGATGTTCAGGTAAGTGCTTTGAATGTATCGTCCGCTGATGTTTCTATCAATGTTTCTTCTCCGGCTGTAACCTATTATATTATAGATAATTTAGGTCTTACGGCAGGTATAGCAAACTTTGAAGATATCACCATCGGTACTCGGTATTATATCAAAGATAATAACTTCACATCTGTTGGTTACGGTACAGGTTCAGAATCTTTAGATGTTGGTCTTGGCAGGACTTACGGATGGGGAGACCATGTACAAATAGAACCACAACTTAATTTCACTAATATAATTAGTGATGATAGGAACCTGGGACTAAGTGTCCAATTGAACTTAGTATTTTAAACCCAATAAAAAAAGAAAAAAATTATGGACAATATTTTTAAGATGATCAAAGGTTTTTTCAGCGGAGTAACTGATCTACTCATGACACTGTTATCAGTGGGCATTTTAGTTCAGGTACTTTTCGGAGGTGCTGTTTTCGGTATCGATGTAGTTGGAAATGTAACCGGCTTGATTGATTCACTTGGTAATTCTGGTTTTGTAGGATTACTTGCAGTGATCGTTTTGGTCAAGTTAATTGATCGGAAGTAACTAAACCGATAATTATATTAAACCCCAGTTTGCCGCTGGGGTTTTTTAGTGCACACTTGTAATATAATATAATTACAAAAACTCAAGTAGACCTAGATATATAATAAGTAATCTAAAGGTTAAGAAGCAAAAGACCACGGATTAGAAAAACTAAAACTCATTTAAAAAAATTACATAAAATGTATAATCAAATGATTAATGAGGCTGAGGTGCAAAGAACATGGGGACCTATCATTGAGGAGGCGACTGGCGTTACTGACAAATCCAAATTACAATGGATGTCAAAATACTGCCACTTCCATAACTTAAATGAAAGTGTTCACAATACTGTGCATCTTAACCCTAACGTAAATGTTCCCGGAATGGGCAATACTGCTTTTCCAGGAGATCCAGGTACATTAAACCAGTTCGCTGGTCAACTTCCAGGATCTGGTGACAGACCGTTTTCTTTGCTTCCTCTTGCTATGCAAGTTGCTGCTCAGACTGTAGGTTTGGATCTAGTACCTGTTGTACCAATGCAAGGCCCTATGGGAGTTCTTACTTACTTAGACTTTGTATATGCTGGTGGTAGAATTCAAAATGCTGATTTAGCTTCTGCATTAATTATCAAAGTTCCTATGTCAGGAACTGGAGAGATTGCTGCTTTAACTGAAGGCGAGGTTATTTATGCTGGTAATGTTTTAACAATTCCTGCTGGCACTACAACATGGCCTTATGAATTGACTTTTATCAAACAGTCAAGGATTGACGGTATGCCAATATTCAGAGTAAGAGCTGCTACAACTGCAGGTAATACGATGGTAGGGCCTTTTACAGGTATATACCAACAAGGTTCTGAAGAAGCAAGTCAATCAATTGCTGCTGCAATTGCTAATGGTGTTGATTATTATTCAACTGCTGATGTCGGTACACCGGCTATTATTGGTAACTGGGATGGTAACGCTGAATTAGTTAAAGCTTTAGAAGACCACGTAATTGGTTTTTCTGGAGATGCTTTCGCTAACTCTGGTGGAAATGGAATTAATGCTCCAACTCCTGGTGCTAATAACCTTCCAGGATATCCTAATATTAACGCTCCTGATCCTTACTTAAGAGGTCAAGGTGAAGATACTCCGGATAACTTAATTGGACTTAACTTGTTCAATAAATCTGTTGCCGCACAGACTTACCAAGTCGCTGCTGGTGTAACCAGAGAACAAGTTCAAGACCTTAAGCAATTTGGTATTGATGCTGTAGCTCAAGTAGAAGCTGTATTGGTTAACGAATTGACTCAATCAATTAATACATTGATTTTAAGTCGTATATTCGCTAACGGTGCAACTAATGCTGCTAACGTTATCGCTGTAGACGGATTCAACTTATCTGAAGGTTTCCAAATCGGTGGAGGTGGAGTACTTCCTTTCGACTTAGGACCTGCTAACGATGGATCTGGTAATGTTACATTTAACAAAGCTCCAGTTAACGTTGGTCAAGGCGGAGAAACTCAAGGAACTCTTCAAAGAAGGCTTCTTTCGAAGATCTTAGCTGCTACTAACTTGATTTCTATCAGAGGAAGAAGAGGACCTGCTACATTCGCTGTAGTTGGTGGACAGATCGGAACTGCTTTACAAGATATCGCAGGATTCGTACCTTACCCTCTTTCGAATACTGTTAATCAGTCAGGCGGATCACTTTATCCAATTGGTGCTATTGCTGGTGTAACTATATATGTTGACCCAACAATGTCATGGAATGACACGAGAGTGGCAGTAGGTAGAAAAGGTGACGGAAACTCTCCTGGTTTGGTATTTATGCCTTACCTAATGGCTGAGTCTGTTGAAACTATCGCAGAAGGCACAATGGCGCCGAAAATCGCTGTTAAGTCTAGATTTGCTTTAGTAGATGCAGGATTCCATCCTGAAACTATGTACTATACGCTTCAGTTCGTATTTGCACCTGGTATTGAGATTGTATAATTCAATTTCATATTCATAATAAAAAGACTTCTCAGAAATGGGGAGTCTTTTTTTGTCTTGACTAATTTAGAATATATAAAAAAATAAAACAACCTTCATGAAACCATTAATGAATTTGCAACAATATACCCGTTTAAACGAATCTTTAAAGGAAAGTTACTTAGAGATAGATGATCTATTTGAAGGGATGCTAGATTGGATAGGCAGTCCCATTAAAATGATAAAGATCAAGAAGAATATGAAAAATTATCAAAAGGCTTTAACTCAAAAGGCTATTAATGATTTGGACTTTGAAAAGAAAAAGGCAGCTGCTGGGGGAGTTAGTAAAGAACAGGCCGATGTACTTAAAGCTGCTAATAAAACTAAGAATACTGCACTTACTGATCAGGCTTCTGCTATCAGTGATAGGATGGATCACTTAGCTACTTCTGATGGTTTAAAGGCTGTAGTAAAGGTTGGTAAGAATAAGTCAAAATTAGCTCAAGCAAAATTGGTAATGAAAGCTGCAAGTGGTGAAGAAGCCAAAGCACTTAAACTTAAGATTTCTACATTAGAAGACAGAATCCATAAAGATGAGAATCAGTTAAAGGATTATGCTAAGAAGGCTGCTGATGACGGTGAAGAAGGTGGTGGTGAAGAAGGTGGGACTCAATCGCAACCTGAAATTACGGGTGAAGAAACAGCGGAAGATAAGGCGAAAAAAGCAAAAGAAAAGTTTGATAATGGAGTTAAAGCAGCTAAAGAAGCTGGATTTGTTAAAGGAACCACACCTGAAGGTGAAGATGCTAAGGACTATGAAATAAAGACCATTAAAAATCCTGATGGTGATGATTGGCAAGGTTATAAGAAAAAGACTGCTGATGCTGATCCTGCTGATGCTGATGCTGATGCTGATCCTGCTGGAGAAGGTGAAGGCGAAGGAGAAGGAGAGGGTGAAGGCGAAGGAGAAGGTGAAGGCGAAGGAGAAGGTGAAGGAGAAGGTGAAGGAGAAGAAGGCGGCGTTGGGAAAGAATTAGTTAGAAAGGCTAAAGAGGCTAAAGAGGCAGCCGTAAATAAAGTTAAGGGCCTTTTGAGTGGCATAACGGATAAAGTGAATGCTGCACGTAAGAAATTATCTGATGCTATTGAACCTGAGGAAAAGGAAACGGCAAAAACTGAATTGGAGGCTGTGCAGCAAGAAGAAGTTAAAGCCAAAGAAAAGGTTGACACTGTTACTAAAGAAGAGGATGAAAAAGTAGCAGCTGCTGAAGCAAAGGCGAAGAAACCTGAAACTGCTGAGAACGCTTCATTCAAACCTTTTCAAGCAAAGAACAATTCTTACAAACACATTAACGAATCGGTAAGAGAGAAATTTGCTAGATTACTAAATGAAAAGAAATCTGTATAAAATACGAAAGATTAATTTCGGCTGGTACAAAAGGCGGCATGGTATTCTTTTAGAGAACCTGCCGCCTTTGAAGCAACTCCTCATCCTAGATAATGATTATTTCAAATTTATAGCTGATGATGTTCAGGCTTTAGAAGTCATTTTTCGAGTAGAGGATCTTAATGATCATGAAAAGAATCTTAAGAAGGTTTATTGGAATTCATTCCGAGATTCTTTCACTACACTTAAAGAAATTATGGAAGATGCAGGTTTTGTGGAATGGTACTGTGCTATTTGTAAAACTGACATCAAAGCTAAAATGTCCTATAAGAAAGTAGAAAATTTTGTCTGTAAGAAATGTTCAGATATACATAATTCAAAGAATCATAAGATAGATCAAAGAATAATAGATTCTTCTACTCAGTTTGTTAATTATTGTAAGAAATTACTTAAGGGTGAACAGAAAGAATTTTTATCCTATGCAAAGAAATCAGCTCAGCAATAAGGCTTGTTTTATTGTCATTTTTCTAAAATAGGTTAATGCACTCCCAGGGCAAGCATTAATGACAGTAACATTTCTTTTCTTAAGATCTTCAGCAATACTATAAAATTCAGGAATCATATTCTTTTCATAAACAGCATCCCGTGTTTTCCTGGTAGGATATCCATCATGAAAATGACTTTCCCCTCCAACATTACGCATATCAAACCCTAAAAGAACAATAGTTGAAGCACCTAAGTGATAAGCTAAATTTACAGCAGCATGTCCGCTATTATTACCGTGTCTTATACCAATAGGATCTAATTCTAATCCAATCTTACCACAGTTTTTAAGAATTCTAATGTCTTTAGTAAGTGGCCCATAAGGTTTCATAGTATACTTATCTCCTTTAAAATTATCAATGTCACCTTTGTACCAACTGTAAACTCGTGAATCACTCCAATATGCTACATCTGCTTGGGGGTAAGTAAGGATAGCTTTATTAATAGCTATAGTCCTCTTTGATTTTAAAGAGTTGAAATTAAAATTTTTAAGTGATGGCCCTCCTCCAATAATGAATACAGTTTCTCCTTTCCATTTAGCTTTTACAGAATGAAACTTAACTTTACTCCAATCAAATCCGCTTTTTACCTTTCCTCTATTATTATCTCTTAGCTTAGTATTACGCCTTACTGCTCTTTGGTGTTTAACACTTCGTACAATAGGACGGACTCTGTTGGGTTTAGAGTCCGGAGATTCCACTCTTTGTATCCTCCTTTTACCTGCAGGTTTTACAACAATTTTCTTTCTAATGATGTTTGATTTTTTTACCATCTCTATTTATTTATTCTTAAACTAATCACACATAAATGAGTATAAAAATAAATTAAATTTGACTGAATGAGAAACATCGAAAATATTCTTTTAACCGAAAAGTATAGGCCAAAAACATTGGAAGATTTAATAACACCTACAAGAGTTAATGAAAAACTCAGTAAAGGAGTTTATCAACATTTACTTTTACACGGAAGCCCAGGGACTGGAAAAACTTCAGCAGCTAAGGTTTTGGTTAAACATTTTAAACATCCTTATCTTTATATTAATGCAAGTACCGATACATCAATTGATATAGTAAGAAATAGGATAACCGATTTTTGTGCTAATAGATCCATCATGGATGAACCTGGGAAAATGAAAGTTATTATTCTTGATGAGATTGATGGTGTATCTGATCAATTCTTTAAAGCATTAAGAGCAACGATGGACCAATTTAATGTAAATGCTAGATTCGTTGCAACATGTAATTATATCAATAAAATTCCTGATCCTATACAATCTAGGTTTGAAATGATAGATTTTGATTTTTCTAAGGACGAGGAACCTGAGATCATGAAGGCTTATATTTTAAGAATTTTACAAATCTGTAAGGAACAAGGTATTGGGATTGATAAGTATGCTGCTGTAGAATTAGTGAGAAGGAAATTTCCAGATCTTAGGAACATGCTTAATTCTATACAAGGTTTTATTTCTCAAGGGATCGAAGAAATAGGATTAGAAGATGTAAAGAAATTCAATTCAATTTACAAAGACATTTATGAATTGGTAGTAGATAACATTGATCCTGTTAAAAATTATCAATACATGGTTTCTAATTATTCAAGCCGTGTCGATGATGTTCTTTCTTCATTAGGGGCAGAATTTATTGAATACATCCAAACAGAAAGGCAATCCTATATAACTTTCATACCTCAAATTATTGTGACTGTAGCTCGGTACCAGGCTCAGAGAATACAAGTCATAGACCCCGTAGTATCAATGTTAGCCTGCATTTATGAATTACAATCAATATTAAACGAAGCATAATGGAAACATACCAATTTATAGAAATACTTATTAAACGATATCCTAACAATTATGAATTAGGAGCAGCTCTTCGGACTATACATCATGAAATAACTGAATATGTTCGGACCAACCAAGCAACCACAGATGATGTTATAGAATATGCTATAAAACAAGTTCTTAAGAAAAACTTTCAACCCTCTTAACTTCTTGTTATTATTTAAAAAAATATATGAAAAAGACTCCAAGACATACATTAGTTTTTGATGGGAATTATTTTCTGTTTAAGACTCTTTATGTTCTACCTCACATAACTAAAAAGAAAGACATACTTTCTAATAAAAAGGATATGGGAATCTTTATGAAAAAATTAGCCACTGATTTTGCATATGAGATTCGTAAGTTTGAAAGATTAGTTGATAGGGTGGTATTTACTTTAGATTCTCGTTCATGGAGAAAAGATTTTTTCCCAGAGGCTGAATATAAGGGCAATAGGAAACCTGATAAGTCAATTAATTGGGAAAATTTTACAACAATAGCAGAAGAATTTCAACAGGCTTTGGTTAAAAGAGGAGTAATTCTCCATAAAGTCCAGGGAGCAGAGGGAGATGATTTAATGTATGCATGGAA